CGGTGTATATTTTCGCAATGCCTATCAAAGCATCCTTCGGCTTGTCATGCTGCAGGAGTAAAGACTTCGCCATCTCTAGTTTGCCATAACTTTCACGCCCGATGTCTATCTGCTTGTCTTTTTCTAAGTAGGCGTTTGGAGGCTCGTGCATAAATTGTAATGCCGTAAATAACGCCCCTAGTGCTTCGCTATTTAGCTTGTTTAATGTTGTGGTCGGCACACCAAGCAAACAACTCGCCTGGTCAAGTGCTGTTTCATGGTTTAGAAATTCGATGTACTTCTTAAACGGTACATCACCCCAGTTAGTCGGGATGTTAATTAGTTCCTCGTTTATTTTCCCTTGTATCATATTAGACTGTTTTTTCTTATGCCGGTGCTTGTTTTGTGCTTGGTTAAATACATTGTGCTGTATCGTAATGGGTCAATGCAATGGTTGAAGGCATCAACTGGTATCCCTGCCTTTTTATCGTTCCAAATATAGTTAGATAATTCTTTTCGCAAATTGTGCGATGTTGGTGTTATCACTATTTGATAGTCTTGCATCTTGGTTATCCCTGCGCTCACGCTTCCTGCGCCCTTTTCGCATGGTATTATATTCGTTCCTTTTCGTCTCAAATCGTCTATCAATCTAGGTTCAGCACTATCCGCAATAATTAACTCATTCGGCTTTGTGGCTTGTTTATTTGCCTCAAATATTTCGTTTGTACCCATACCAACGGTTGAATAAAACTTTTCATCAGCGTAGATAATCTTTTTCTTTTCGTCAACCGCCACTTTTACTAAGGTTGTCGGGTCAACACTAAAGCCGTAATCCTGTCCGTAAACGTATGGGAGTGAATTGTCAAACTCGCCATGCGTCCAGTTGGTGAAGATTGCGCCTTGTCGATTAGCACGTTCACCGCTTCCATAAATAGTCCACCAATATTGATTTGACTTTCGGCTTTCGATGTCCTCGATTTGCACTTGGGTCAAATATGGATTGTCTTTGTAGGTGGTTATTAGCGGTGGATATTGTTCGATGTACTGGTCGAGCCAATGTTCCAAACCTAGTGCTGGGTTATAATCGCAAATAATTCTATGCCTTGTTCGTGGGAATAGTTGGTCGATTGTTTCTTGTGGGAACTGGTGCGCCTCGTTTATCCAAATGAAGTCACGGCTGCGTCCGTGTATCTTTGCAGGGGTGTCCGCACCGTAATAGCTTATTATATTGCCGTGCAAATTATAATAGTGTTCGCTTTTGTTGTGGTGCAAATCATTATACACGCCACACTCAATTAGAACGTCTTTAAAGTCTTTCCAAGCCGTTGCCCTTAATGCTGTAAAGGTATCACGAACTATGTCTATATCAAGCCCTGTGTAGTTTTCACATAGCCAAATGATGTAATAGATTACTGAATACGACTTTCCAGAACGAGTGCCGCCTTGCAACAAGGTAACACGTTGCGACTTAACTTTTTTTTTAAAAAGCGAAAGTTTGGATTGCTATTCTTCATCTTCCTCGTTTAGCCATTCGGGTAAATTCTTCTTTGAAACAGAAACGTCCATTGTTTGCTTTGCTTTGCCGTATGCACGGTCTAAAAGGACTTCGGCTGCCCTTACATCGCCTTTTGCCGCCTTTGCTCGTAATGCCTTTAGTATCACCTCACCTGCTGTTATTCCGTCCTTTTCCTCTCCTAATACGTCCGCTAATAGTTTATCCAACTCGGGTAGCTTTTTAGGTCTGCCGTTTGGGTTTCCGCTTTCGCCTTTTTTGAAAGGCTTTAGGTTTTCTTTGTTCGGGTTCTTATTCATTGTTAATTCTCTGTTTTAACCCACTCCTTTGTAACGTCCTTTCCGTTCAATTTAATAGTCAGTTTCGGGTCTAAAGTAATCATTCGCTTTACTATTACATCTGCATATTTAGGGTCTAATTCCATTCCGTAGCACTTGCGTTTAAGTTGATGTGAAGCAACCATTGTTGAGCCTGAACCAAGAAATAAATCTGCGATTAGGTCGTTTGCCTTACCCCAATTTTCAAAAAAGAAAGCGGCTAATTTTATAGGCTTTTGAGTTGGGTGCAATTTATTTTGAGCGTCCTTTTCTCCACTAAATAACGTGTTGTTAATTCTCGCTATTTTCCTTTGATGCTTTGATTTACTCCAACATAGTTCAAATGCAGAGCCTATCATTTTGTCAAACTTTTCATCTACTCTTTTATCCCAAACCATCCAACTTCCTTCATTCTTATTTGGTATCAATTCAGCAAAATAGTCTGCTCCCCAAATAAAAACTTCTTTACATTCACTAAAACACGCAAAAATAGTATTGATTAACTCAGGCGTAAAATCTTCATTATCACCTTTAATTGAGTTATGCCGTAATGGTGTTGCTCCATTAGGTGCTTTTGGCATTTTAGTATAATCGGTATCTAAAAACATACCATAAGGAGGGTCTGTGAATACCATATTTGCCTTTTGCCCATCCATCAACTTTGCCACCGCATCACTATCCGTACTATCCCCACAAAGCAAACGATGCTCTCCTATTTCGTAAAGGTCACCTAAAACGGTTATAGGTGTTTCGGGTGGCGTTGCATCAAAATCATCTTCTTCGGCTTCGATTTCTTCGGCTGTAAAGTCGGGAACGTCTAAACCCCAAGCATCTAACTGCTCAACATCCCATTCATTTGCTAGTTGCTCCCAGTTCCACTCTCCACCGCTCACGTTATCTTTCACAATAAACTCCCGTTGCTGTTCTTCGGTTAGGTCATCGGCTTTGATAATATGCACCTTTTTTAACCCTGCTTCTTTACAAGCCTTTAGCCTCATATTGCCACCGAGTACAATCATATCGGAGTTAACTACTATCGGACGTATTTCGAGCATCTTTGGAAAGTCTTTAATTGACTGCACCAACTTGGCGAATTTATCGTCCTTAATTATTCTAGGGTTGTTCGGGTTTGGTTTAACCTCTGATATATTTACTTGCTCGGTTTTCATAGTGTTTATTTTTTATCTATCTGCTCCAACTTCCTTTGCGCCCATGCAACTCCTTCATCACCGCCCCATGCATCCCACATTAAACCACCGCATCCATCTTTGTAAGGTACTTTGCTATTCTGTCTGTGCCGTTCAAATGATGCCATTCGTGCTATTGTTTCACGGCTAATTGGTTCACGGTTTGCTAGTTGGTTTGCTCTTGCCCATCCAACTGGCGTTCCGCATCCTTTTGGGTTTCCACTTTCATCTCTATACTTCAAAGCACGTTTAGCGTTCTCGGTTGCGGCTTTCGGATAGTCGGTGTACGTTTCAGCATTTGAGATTTCTTTTTGCGCTTTCAAGTCATTAGCATGGCTGTATAAACAAAGTCGGTATCTTTGCGCTTCGTCTTTGTATTCGCTGACCATAACATCATCACTCATGCAACGCTGGATAAAATCATCTTTGCTTTCGTTGGTGTTTGGTTTAGGTATTGGCATGGCTCAAAAATAGTAATTTATTTTATTTCTGTTTATTTAATCACTCATTAACCGCAAATGTGCGGCATAATGCACATTATTTCATTCCTCTTCGGGTTCGGTTACTCCTTGTTCTTCTTCTAATCCACTAATAAAGTCCATTTCATAAACTTGGATTAACTTCACGCCATCTTCGATTTCGTCAAAGGTCAATAGCTGTGGCAGTTTCAAATCACGTATTTTCCGCAGCGCATCTTTGTAGGTTGGTGCATACACCACAATGCTAGTGCCTTCAAAATTTTTATAGTCTAAAACTTGAAAAGTCCACTGATATAGCTGGTCCATATTACAAAACTTTGCCGTCAATAATAGATTTGTTGTACACTTCAAACTCGCCACCCTTTAATACCTTAATAACCGCAAATCCTAAATTCCATTCGTTCAAAGTCAAGTAGTCAGGGTTCAATTCGCAAAGGCATCCAATCACAAAAGTGCCATGTACTTTTCCGCTTATGTTTGTTTTCAGCATCGTTTGCGTTTTGTGCTTATCACCGCAAATGGTGCTTTCGCCCGAACGTAGCCACAAAGTCCGAGCAGCATTAATACCTCCGCTCCCTTTGTACTCATTGCCATGTATGGCGTATAATTTGCCAATCTTCATTACTTGGTTATTCGCTATCCAAGTTATACCACGCTCACCAAGTCGCAGAATAGTTTGAAGTCTAAACTCCTGCATGTCTAATATCACTGGTGCTTTCACCCTTAGGTATCGCTCCCATCGCATTTCGTGATTGCCTTCCTTAAAAAATATTTTAGCTAGTGGGAATGCTTTTTGTAGCACATCAAGGAAAGTTCGGCACAATTCAAACTCATAAGCCAAGTCACGCTTCTTCGGGTCTTGTTCGTGGAAACTAGCTTTGTGCATATCCATTATGTCCCCGAGTAAAAGAATGGTGTTTATGTTTTCTTTTTTGCCGTAGTCAAGTGCGAGAGTTAGTGCTTTGTTATTTTGGTAGGGCAAATGCACATCGGATAAAACTAGAATATTATTGTTAGCGATTGGCATCTTATAAATGACGCTTGGCTTTTCTTCGCTTTCGGGTAGTCCGTATGGATTTTCTCTACTAAAATCACTTTCCATTACCAAGTTTGTTGCAGTAGGTTTTCGGGTTTTCTTACCACCTGCTCCAGTGTAGTGTCTAATAACGGTTCTTGCGTGTTCGGCATCATTAAAAACTAATGGATTTTCATTGTACATTTTCTCGGCTAAAGTATTCTTACTACTATTTGGAAACTTCTCAATATACTTCATTGCGATTATTCCTAGTTGTGTTGGCTTTGCCATTGGCTGTTTATTTAATTGTGGCGAAATCGCCTTAATTAATTATAAAAATAAGTTTGAATAATTCTAACAAAATCATCAAATGTATAGCAAAGTTCGTATTTATAGCCAAATAACTTGCATTGCTTCTCAAATTCTTTTTGCGCTTCACTTTGTACGCCCTTGCCAAACTTCATTTCAATAAACAATCCGTGATATGTTTTGGATGGGTACATTAAAAACAAATCAGCAACTCCAGCAAGTGCGCCCTCACGCTTTAAAATCGTGGCTGTTAGTGCATTTCGTTTTCCACCGTTTGGAACGCTAAATATAGTCAGCTTTGGATATTGCATCCGAAAGTATTTAACGCATTCGATTTGGAGTTTGCTTTCGTTATTCGCCATGTTCAAATCTTTTTTTACGTGCTTTGCTAATTGCGCTTTTGTAAGGTTCATCATTTCCCCAATCTTCATCACCTCCAGCATACCAAAAAAAACCAAAGCTTTCTTTGATTAAATTACAGAATGGGATTGTTTCATATTCGCACAATATTCCATCCTCCCAAAATAAAGACTTCAAAGGTTTGGCGTTTGGAATCCCGTCAAAAATAATCAAAGGTTTTTTAATATTGATTACAAAGCTATTCCATCTGTCCACATCAACATCGCCAAAGTGCTCATGCTTTACTTCACCATAAAAGTCATACTTTGGGAAATAGAAGTCCGGCAGGTATTTGTAACCGTCAAACTCAAATCCTTCCATTTCGTAAATATACTCAATACCAAGTGAGTTAAAGTAAACCGCCCAACGTGCTTCCAAACGTGACCGGAAGTATAAATTATCAAAGTGTGTGTTTATTGCTTTCATTAGAATGGTGTTTTTTCGTTATCAATTTTTTTTAGGTTTGGCGCAGGTGGTGGTGTATCACCAACAAAAGGCAATCCATCTTCATCAATTTTAAAATATACTTTGTCAATCGGGAAGCCTCTTGTATAGCTAAATGTAACCTGAGCCATATCGTCAACTATTGCTAAGTTGCAAACGGTTTCTGCTTTCTTTAGGATGCTACTTCCTAAGTGTCCGGTTGCTTTGTTCGTGTAGCTGTTTTGGTGGATAATAGTCATTAGGTGGAACTTCTTATCATCAGTCCATTTCATAACCTTTTGAATTAATAGGTTAGTTTCTTTCAAGTCATTGAAATCTGCAACCAAGTCAGCAAGTCCATCTATCACCATTAAACCGATATTGTCTTTGTACTGACTTTCATAGACCAAGTAATCAATAAACTGAATACGCTCTAAGTGGCTGTAAGGTCTAAGCGCAAAAGGTTTATAAAAGTCGGGATTACCTCCGCACATTTTAGGAATACGCTTAAATACATTTTGAGCGTGCCATTCGCCTTGCTCGGTGTCTATGTCAATCACAAACTGCCCACTATCTCTATGCCCTTTGATGTGACCTAAGTATCTATCAGACTGACCACCAACATAAGCAGAAACTAAAAGCGATTTGAAAAATGTTTTTCTAGACTTTGACGCTCCGACTATTGCCGAAAAGTTACCATAAGTACCAAATGAAGTTGGATAGTTATTGCCTCCTGTGGTGTGATAACCGATTGAAATAGCAGGTTTAGGATAGTCTAACTTTTTAGACACATCAACAAAAGCCGAATTAAATATCTGTTGTGGCAAAGATAGTTCCGCTTCCGGTTGCGTTGGTATTTCTTTTGGTGAATAGTTTGCTAACTTTTCAACCGCTGTAAATTCTTTGGTAGCGTGTAGGTTTGTTTTCCGGTAGGCTGACTTGACCGTTTGTTCAATTTCCTTTTCGGTGAAATCCTCTTGTTGGTATTGGTAGCAAAAATAAAGTGCTTCGTGTTGACTTACTCCATACTCGTTAAATGCTGATGCCAAAACAAATATGTTATGGTTTCGGTTTCCGGCTGTCATGTGATACTTACCGCTCCACCACTTAAAAAGATTTTGAATTATTATGCTAGTATCTTCAATCTTTATTTCGTTGTGATAAATAGGACGGTCTGCGCTTTTCGGTTCTTCCACGTATTCTGTAAACTCAGTAGCGTCTTTGTTTATGTAGATATTCGGGTCACACGATAAAAAACAAACTCGGCTAATGTTTTTATTTTTCGGGTCAAGTTCGGGATGATGCTTTTGAAGTCCTCGATAATATCCGGCAAACCTTGCAAACTGCTTTGGTATTCGTGCTAGTGCTTTTACTCCATCACCGTTTGGCGAAACAAATGCAGCATAGATATACGGCTTTTTGGCTAATTCTTTTTTCGTTGCTTCTACATCTGCTAAATGGTCAAAGTCAAGTATTGCCAATCCGCTTAATGCTTCGCAATGTTCATCAGTTCGGTTTGTGAATGTTCCGGCAAATACGATGGAAGGAAGTTCCGACTTTAGTTTACGGTTTAACTCTAGGTCGGTTGTTTTGCGCAACTTCTCTATTTTGTCCTTAATTCGACAATCTCTTATCCAACTAAGTACAACGTCAACATCGTAAAGTTTAGGCTCGGTTATGTGCTGTATGTTATTATAAACGGTGCAAATCATATACCCATCCTCCTTTTTATATCGTTATCTTTTTTGCCTTCTACTCTGTCCGGTGGTACTCGCTTCCATTCTTCCGGTGTCAAATCCCTATTCCAATAATCGAATGGGTTTGTCCAATATTCAACTGGTTTAGATAGATTTTCAATATCACCATTTTCCCAAAGTTTTGAAGAAAGGTATCTTTCAGCGTGTTTTCTGAATTTTATATCCGGTGTTGAGTCTAAATACTTTGGCAAGTGTTTACGCAAAGCCTCCATTTCGGTTTCTGTTAGTTTCATAAACCTTTGCTTTGCTGGTTTCTTCGCTCCATGTTTACCGTAAAACTCCCAAAACTTATCAAATTGTTCCGAACGTAGTGAGGTATTATTATTAATAGTATCACTATCATTAACACTATCATTAACACTATCGGCATTTTTGGTATCATTTGGTATGCGGTCGGATGCGGTCGCATTTTTTTTATCCCACCGCAGTTTTGCGTTTTCGGAGTTACGATTTCGTATACTTTCGTATTTCTGCAAATCACGTTTAAGACTTTGCTTAATAGGTTCAAAGGTTAACTGAATAATTAAATCATCGGTAACTGGGTTCTTATCATTCACATATTCTAAAATATGAATAAATAATTCCCCTGCCTTATCTTTTGGCATTTTTGAAACCGTATGAATTAAATCGCAGTAGAGTAAAAAGGACTTTTTATTTTCTGCCATAAAATGAGAGTGCCCCAAAGAAACCGAGTGGTACAAGCAAACGGTTTGCGATGGGGCAATAAGTTAGAAATTGTATCTTGTACATACAGTTGCAAATTTAATCTTTATTACTGAATTTAAAAACTTTGTTATTAAAATAGTGAAGTTTGATTAACATTTGATTTCTTAATTATACCAAGTGCTGTTTCAAAGATAGTGCGCCCGGCTTCATAATCTACAAGGTTTCTAGCCACCTTATCAAGCCTTTGTTCGCCTTTGTATTTTCTAAAATCGTAATCGTGAAAATTACAAAGAGTTTCAATTTCATTGTCCATTGCACACAAAATTCCAT